CACCTTAAATGGAGAGAGCCTTGTCACCTATGACTTGGCATCGACGCAATTGTGCCGATGGCTGAGACATGGTGATTGGGTCGACACACTTGAAGTATCTGCTAAGAAGCCAATCGATGGAGTCTTACTTAGCATAAAGAACGCTCAAAAAGCTACACCCACAACTAATGGGGTGCCTTTTGGGGTCTTTAAGAAAGTAGTAAACTACTATGCTGACAAATTTCAAGGACAAGACCAAACTGTTCTTAGTAATTTTGAGATGGTGAATGGGCGAGAACCCATGCCCCACCTCAAGATGGATACCAGTGCAGGGTATCTTGCCAAATATTTTGCTAATGGCAAAACTCAACTCTTTGATAGAATTTCACGTGAAGGAGAACCAGCAGTTTTCCAATTCTCAAAGAAAGCCAAAGAATTTCACGTACCTCTTTTTCAAACCACTTTTGTAGACCATCTTAATCGGGTTGAATCTAAAATCCGAGAAGGAGTTGTTCCGTGTATGATTTGGGTTTCAAAGCTCAAAGATGAATTGCGGAGCAAGGAAAAAGTTATTGATGGTAAAACCCGGGTCTTCGAAATGCCCCCCGTTGAACACACTCTCTTGACACGTAAGTATTTTGGTGCCTTCATCAATTGGGTGAAGACACAGGATCCTTTTGTGTCAATGTGCGGTGTTGGTAGGGACAAAGTCGATGTTTGGGGCTATTATTTTTCAGAACTTCGAAGACCAAGTGGTTTTGGATTCGATGTAGATTATTCAGCTTTTGATGGGTCTGCAGGTGGTGTTCTCTTTGATTTTTTCCAACACGTAACCGATCGTTTCTACTCCAAGTCAACAACTGAGGAGAGGAACGCTCGACATGCATTATTAAGTTCAATCAAGAGAGCTTTTGTTATCGTTGGGCCGAACCTAATTCGTACCGAACAGGGAAATAAGTCAGGATGCGCTATGACGGATGTTCTTAACTCTGTTATGAACGTCTTCGTGGTGTGCATGTCTTATCTCCATGGACGGTTGAAGAAGGGGCTGTCACCCAACTTTGACAATTTTGATAACGATGTTCGAGTAGTCACTTACGGTGATGACGTCATCGTTGGTGCTGATTTAGCCACCTTAAGCTATTTCAATCGCGACACTATCCGCGAAATTGCCACTCATTTAGGCATGAAGGTAACCTCAGCAGCTAAAACTGGTGAGTTTATCCCCTTCGAGCCTATTGTCAATCTTAGTTTTCTTAAGAGTGGCTTTCGTAACGTGGATGGTGTCGTTTTTCCAACTTATCCAGAGGACGTTATACACAAGCAGCTCCTCTGGACGAGAAAGGGAAATCTTGGTGAT